CAGCCCCCGCGAAGATTCTACGGTAGTAGAATCCACGACATAGTCTTAGCCATGTCTGCTGTGGTCGCTCGAGACCACGGACCCTCACAGATTCCAAAAGGACCCTGTGAGTATCGGTCATTGGAACAATAACCGACTCCGGAGGTAAGTACTTCCGGACCTCCTCCAACACAGGGAGGAGAAGGTGATGCTTATGCACCACCTCATTCAGTCTTTCAGAACGAACAAATCGAAAGGCTGATGTCCCCTGTAAGAGGGACTGAACCCGATAACGGGTCTCTCGAGGATTCCTTGATTTATCCTCGATAACCTTGTGCAGAAACACAGGGTCTGGTGTGTAAGCACCATCACCACCCATCTCAATGGGTGTATAAGGGCACAAAGTGTCCTTATCCTGCGGCACCAAAACGTGCTGTAGGAGTGAAGCCATGCGGAATGCAGGCGTCGCGGATGGGTTTGTATTACAAACCCACCGGGTCTCCTTACCTAGTAAGGAGAACCGACCAATATTGGTCATGGAGTACTGATCAGTCTCCACGGATTCGGCCAAAAGCAGCCGAATACGAGGGTAGTCTAGGTAACCTAGCTCCCTCTGGCGACGCATCTCGACATGCGTAGCCTGCGTTGGGCCCTGTGGAACCAACGCTCCCTCCTCACAATAAAAGAGGAGGCGTCGGGAAATATACGTATCATCCCGAGACACCTTGAAATCCAATTGTTCAAGGTGGTGCAAGTGCCTTACGAGCCTTGCCTTGTGGTTCGAAAGAGCCACCTCGTCGTCACCGACGAGAGAGTAGACTTTTAGTCCGCTCAGGCGCATAGAATAATCATGCACCACGGTGAGTATGACCTTAGTCATCATATCACCCATGAACCACCCACGGGTGGTCACGACCAAGCTATACTTAGCATGGCCTTGGGGTACGAAAATGTACCTCTTACCGCAATAAAGATTCATTGCGAGTACCGCCAACCCAACTGGGAAGGAGGGATGACACATAGCAAATTGTATCATCTTTAGCCAGACTTGTCTAGCTATCTTCGGATTGCCATAATCCGTTGCCTCAGACAGATCTGTACTGAGGGCCCACACCGTTTCTCCAGGTGTGAGCGATTCCCACTGTGTAGACTGTGGGTTCATTGTGTCGGTTAGAAACCGCCACAAGTGTCGATCGCGGGTCAAGCCCGATCGCACACCAGACGACTTAAGAGTTGCCTGGAAGACGTGTGCAAACACGCCCATAATCACCTGATAAGCGTAAGACGCAATGGTGATGGTCCTCGCTTTGGAGGGCTCGGCTACACAATGTAGCCTAGCGGACCGCACATAAGCCGGCCGCTCTAAGGCAGTTTGAACTGCCCAATGAACCACGTCCTCTGAACAGCGGACGGGTTGTGGAGACACAGAACGTGGCTCCAATGTCACAAAGTCATACTTTGTGCGTATGCGGTTAGACCTTGTCAACCGCCTAAGGTGGTAAGATTTTCCACCTTCTTGCCTCGAAGCTTCGAGACAGGAGGTCGTGCCCACTGAAATGCGAGCATGATCAGCGGAGACACCGAGTGTCCCACGCAGGCAATCGTGTAAGACACGATCGTCGAGACGTACATCCTTACAGGGTGTCGTCACAGTAGAGACAAATTTCTCCACTGAAGCAAGAATCATCTTGCCATCCGCGAGACCAGTGGCCCGCGTCTGTGTCCACAAAAGGACATATCTACCCCACTCATTAGGAGAGTGGAAGGTAGCTCTCGGATCACCCATCATGTCCGAGAACACTGCGTAATAGGTACGCATGTGGCGGGGAACACTTAAATTGTTCCCTAAGGCGAATGATTTTCTCATCCGCTTTTTCAGGGTCTTGAGATCCCGAATGAACTGTGCATAATTATTTGCACAGTTTTCCAAGGTAAACTTGGTTATAACATCATCTAGGGCGCGATCATTTAACGTCACGTCCTCCTCCATCCATGTAGAGAAGATGGAGAACGAACTCGGATACTTTACGGTATCGAGGTCGGACCACACCCAAGGTAGGTGTAGTGGATCTGCCGCATCAGCGGCATCTCGCCTCACGAAATAAGGATCGTGATTGGCAAAGCGAAACCCAGGGTTTCGCCAATGGCTAACAAATGTAGCCAGGTCAGGACTGCAGTCCTGGCCTCCCCCCCCGAAGGACCTATCTAGGTCAAAGGAGGGGACGGGGGGTTCAGCCCCCGCGAAGATTCTACGGTAGTAGAATCCACGACATAGTCTTAGCCATGTCTGCTGTGGTCGCTCGAGACCACGGACCCTCACAGATTCCAAAAGGACCCTGTGAGTATCGGTCATTG